ACCCGCCGCCAGCGCCTGCAGCAGTTTATCGCGGGCGTTTTCGGCGCTGCAGGTGAAGTCGGCGAGGCACTCCGCCTTCAGCGTGGCGAAGGCCGGGAACGCCTCAAAAACAGCGGATACCGTGCTCACACGCTCGGCGTTTGATGCCTGCATCTGCTGCTGCAGCTGCTGGGCCAGCGCCGCGACATCGATGTTTGTCATCTGCGGCGCGGGCTGCTGCGTCGCTGGCGGCGTAAGGTTCGCCTGTACAGGAGCGGGCTGCTGTGGCTGATTCACCGGAGCTTCGGCGCGCGGCGCAAAAAGAGATTTGATCTGTTCTGGCATGTTCTGGTAATCCTTCAGTTTATTTTCATTCACACAGGCCGCGGCCTGCAGTTCAGGTTCAAGCGTGTCGGCAAAACCTTTTTCCACCGCCTCGGCACCGTTAAGCCAGGTCTCCGCTTTCAGCATCGCCTCCAGCTCCTCCTGCCCCAGCCCGGTTTTGTTCATGTAGGCGCTGAGCATCAGGGCTTCGTTGCGATCCAGCCAGGCGGCATAGTCGCGCATGTCGTCAGAATCCCCGGCGATCCCTCCCCACGGTTTGTGGACCATGATCCAGGCATTTTCCGGCATGTGCACCGTGGCGCCTGGCAGGCAGACAATCATCGAGGCCATGCTGGCCGCCACGCCGTCGACCCAGATATCCACCTTCGCTTTCAGCCGGGACAGGGTGTTGTAGATGGCAAAGCCCTGCATGACATCGCCGCCGGGGCTGTGGATATGCAAATCCACCGTGCTGGCGTCAAACACCCCCGCCTCTTTACAGTCGGCGACGAACTGCTGGGCAGTGATGCCCCAGCCGCCGATCACGTCGTAAAGGAAAATTTCAACGCGCCCGGCGGCCAGCGCGCGGATCTCATACCAGCACTGCCCGTTTGCCGCATCGACACCCGCCAGGCTGGCGCGGGGGTTAATCATCATCGTCCGGCTCGCGCCGCTTATCTTCTGGTTTTGCCGTTGCATCTGGCATCGCTCCTTTGTCATTGGCGGCGTCGGAATCAAACACCAGCCCGTGTTTACGGTTAAATTCAGTTTCACGCAGGCGCTGGCGTTTAACCTCCTGCGGATTTTTCCCCCGGGCACGCGCCCATTCGGCTTCCGTTCCCGCCCCTCCGCGCACGATGGCCTTCCAGGCGTTTGCCTCTTTCCCCGGATCAATCCACGGCATCACCGGACCGAGATAGAGTGCGTTATAGAGTGATTTGGTATCCACATCCGGAGGGATCTGGATACCGCTCAGTAGCGCCATCGCCACCCAGGCACGGTAAACGGGACGGCTGTGCTGGCCGACAAACCACTGCTGCAGAACGTTGTAACCTTCGAAGCTTTCCACCAGCTCCTGGCGCTGGGAGCTGTAGGTGCCGTTATAGTCCCGGGCAATGCTGGAATAGCTCCCGCGCGTACCGGCCGCCACGGCACGCATCTGACCGTTGCGGAATTCATAGAGGTGTACGTTGGGACGGTTTGACTCCACCATGCCCAGGTCTTCACCGGGCCGGAGTTCGTCATAAATCATGCCCGGCGCGATATCGTAGTGACGCTGGCCGCCGGGTGCAGAAAACTCATTTTCATCGCCAAGGGACTGCGCATCACCACGCTTGATATAGAAGCCCAGCGCGGCGGCTATACGTGCGGCCACGCGTTCGCTTTCTTCGTAATCCTTAATGTCAGAGAGGCGGGTTATTACCCCGTGGATCAGGCTGATACCGCGCAGCTGGTGCAGGCGCTTACGTTGCGCCAGGTGAAGCATGTTGTCGGCAGAGACGGTTTTAAGCTCGGCGCTGAAACGCGTCATGTTTGCCGGATGATATTTGTAAACACGGTACCCGGTGGGTCGCCCCCACTCGTTAACGATAATGCCCTGGCGCACCTGCTGGCCGGCAGTGCTGTTGAGGTTGTACGGCACAAAATCCGCCTCCAGCATTTCCAGCGAGAACGGTACGGAGGTGGCATGCTGCAGGCCCGGCACATTCCCCCTGACCAGCTGCGTGAACACTTCGCCGTCACGCAGCGCTGAACGCAGCAGCAGGCGTTCGGCCTCCGGTCGGGTAAACATGCCGGTTACTTCGGGACGTACGGACCACTCAGCCCACAGCGCCGAGAGCTGCCCGGCGAAATCGGAATGGAGATTGCCCTCCAGATCGAGAGGCTGCGGCTCTACATGAATCCCGTGGGCACCAATTACCCGGTCTTCCATTTTGTCGAACAGGCCAATTACCAGGTCATGGTTTTCATCCAGCCATCGTGCCTGCTCCCGCAGGGACTGGCCTGCAGCAAATACGGAGGTGTCCGCTGACTGGCTCTGTTTTTTCGCCTTGTGCAGCCGCGAGGGGTTTGCCGCTTCATACGCATTAAGCCGGAGACGGTCCCGCGCGCGTGCCGCTGCCCACCCGGGAGAAATGGCTCCCAGTGTTCTTTCAAGAATGCCCATAGAACGCCTTACAGAAAGTTAGCGAGTTTGTACGATCCGCCGCGGCAGTTAACCGTCCGCCAGCGCCGCTCCCAGTATTCAAGCTCGTCGCGCAGCGCTTTCGGATCGTGGTTGGTAATGGCGCGACCGTTTACGCCGGTAAAGGAAATACTCTTGCCGTCCAGCGAATCCTGGTAGGCCTGGCGAACCATCAGCAACGTTTTCCAGATGTCGTCTTTCGTCACAGCCAGCCCCCTTTACCGGAAGCGCCCAGCCAGCTTCCGGACAGCTCCGCGCCCTTTTCAGGTTCAGCCAGGACGGGCGACTTAACAGGTTTTGTTTTTTTCACGGTTATCTCCCGGGGGCGTTCCCCTTCATGAATATTTGGATTGAGATCCTGCGGCTCAGCCCATGCAGGGGGTTTTTCCCAGTCACGAATTTTTTCGTAGCCGCGCAGGACCGCCACGGCGTGGGCATAGCAGAACAGGTCAAAGGCTTCGTTGGCACCTTTGCCGGGCTTACGCCATTTGCCGTCCACGCCGCGCTCTTCGTAGGTCAGTTCCTCGTAGAACCACTCCCCCAGCCAGTCAGGAAAATGGATATAGCCCGCCCCGGGGGTCTCACGGTCCAGATTGTTGCTGAGCTGATCCTTGAGCTGGTCGGTCTGCAGCAGATACACCGGCACCTCGCCGCGCGCGTCGGCGCGACGGTCGCTGCGTTCGGTATTATTCGGGTGGGTTTTTGTGATGACTTTCTGGCGCTTTGTGCTGTCGCCCTTGACCAGGTAAACGCGTTTACCCAGGCCATCACGGCGGCACTGGCGCCAGAATTTATAGGCGTTATCGGTCACGCCCTCCTCACCACCGCTGTCGACGGCCATCGCCAGTACCGGCATGCGCCGCGCCGGATCAGACTGCAGCGCATAGGTTTTTTCCAGCACATCGGAGACCAGCAGCTGCCAGTCCTCCGGATACGCGCCGGGGTGAACAGGCTCTGCCTCGCCATGCTCACTGCAGCGCAGCGACTGGCGGATGTTGTAGCGATCCACCAGCCAGCGCTCGCCGTTTTCGCCATAGCCGATAATCTGCACGACGAAACGGCGCTTTTTGCCGCCCTGGACGTCCACCGCCGCCAGCAGGAAGCGCACTTTTGGCGGGACCAGGCGTTTACCGTAGTCTTCCGCACGCAGCATTAGCGCATCGGCGCGCCGCTGTTCGCTGGCCGAGCGCGGCAGGTACGGCAGTCCCCAGTCAGTGTTGATCACCGCCTTGAGAGTCTCTTCGCTGCCGGTCGCCTCGTACTCCTGCTCTGCGGTCAGCAGCTTATACACCAGCTGCGCCCAGGTCTGGTAAGCGGCTGCGGGTCCCTCCATCCAGAACGAAGCTATGCGCGAACGGCGGGGCTCGCCGGAAATATTGCCATCGCGGTCAATACTCTGACCTTCGAGCAACCAAACTCCCACACCGTTAAGCTCGCGCTTTTTATCCGCAGCGATCGTGCTGCTGCAGTGCGGGCACAAAAGATGAGCCGACTCACTGGCTTTAACCGGATCCGGCTCATCGCGGTAGCCGGTCATGGCCGACATTTCCGGCTGAAAATATTCACCGCAGTGCGGGCACGGCCAGTACCAGCGACGGCGATCGCCGCGGTTGTACAGTGAAAGCGCGCCAGTTGTCGGCGGGGCCTCATGGGGAGACTTGCGCCGCCATTTGCTGTCGCGAATGTCCCGGCCCGGTGAACACTCCACCAGGGTCATCCCGGCGGACATAAAAGTGGTGGTACGTTTGGATGCCAGGGTAAAACCGTCACCCTCGCCGTCAATATCCTCGGGGAAACGGTCATAATCCGTCAGCGCCACGCATTTAAAATCTGACGAGGACATGATGTTGATGGAGGGCCAGCCAATCTTGAGATAGTTACCGGCCAGAAACGTACGATCATGCACGTTGTTGTCGTTCCGCAACGGGCTCAGGCGTTTTGCCACCTCCGGACTCACGCGGAAGGTTCGCGCCAGACGCTTTTTTGAGTGCTCACGGGCTTTCTCTTCCGTCATCTGGACGACCAGCATATCCGACGGATCGCAGACGATGTTGTAGACCACCCAGCCATCGACCAGGCCGATCGTTTTACCCGTTCGCGCCGGGCCCACAAATACCACCGCGTCGTATTCACGCATCGCCAGGCAGTTCATCGGCTCAATCACATAAGGGGCAACGGCAGGATCCCACGGAACCGAGTTGCCAGCGCCCATCGGTACGCGCATAAATTTCTGTACTGCCTCAGCCACAGGCATACGGCGAGGAGCTTTGAGAATGGCGGAAGCGTTACGCCTGACTTCCGCTGCCGTGGCCTGTTGCATGACTTACTCCTCTTCTGGCATATCCTCCTGTTCCGGTGAGTCGGCCTGCTCAACTTTGAGGGCGATTTGATCTCGCAGATCGTCGATAACCTGCTGCACCCTGACAACGGCTGCCGGGGTCATCGCGCAATCTCGCTCAAGAATATCGGGTAGCGTTTCCAGCACCTGAACCATCGCTTTCGCCATGGAGGAAAACTCTCTGGTGACTTCCGATGCCGGGATCAGCTCCCCCGTTTCCTGCTGAAACTTAAGCCTTTCACGCTCCGACTGAAACCAGGCTTTACGATCCGGGGGAAGCATTTTGTCGACGTCCACCAGCTCGGACGGTGTGGTGCTTGTCAGCAGTTCCCGCAAAATATCGGTAACGGCATAAAGCTTGAGTTTGGGATTGCTGCCGGGTGCGGGTTGCACATTTGCCAGCTTGCCTGCGACCGTCTGCCGGTGCAGATCCGTGACGGCTGCCAGCTGAGTGATATTCAGCCGGAAATTTTTCAGTTCGTTATCCATGATGGTGAACAAAAAATAGTCATTTCGACATCCTGCAAGTGCTCAGGACTGAAATATCAATAGGTTAAACGGATGATGATGAAACCCATAAAATGCAAAAAACTAGCCGTTTTCCGCGTGTCTTCGCCCCCTCGGTGTTAAGAATCGCCAGGAGTACCTTTTTAAATGAGAATCGATATCAAATATTATCCCCACCAAGGGATAATATGTGCCTTATCCGTTTGTGGGGATAACCATTATCAAGCCCACCAGCAGGTGAGCTTTGTAATAGTCACTTAGTCGTCGAGTTGCAACACGCCATGCTCAAGTGAATCGGAATACGCGATCAGCCCGGTGTACTCAGGAATATTCTCACCATCAACGGCTTCAAAAGCCGGGATTGTTCCTGTAGTGATGGTGTATTGTGGTGCGCCATCTTCTTTCGCGAATGCCGCCAAGTCTTCAATCTGTTTTGCTGTAAGAACTACCGTCATGCTCATTCCTCAGTTGTTAAAAAGCCCCGCTATTGCGAGGCCCTGGATTTCTCTTTTTACGAGAAGATATGTTGTAGATGGTTTCAAACTACCATAGGAAGATTCAGTGGATAGATTCGGGATAATTTATACTCAGAGGGTTTAACCTTTATCGCTCAAAATACAGACACCCTTCTCAATCGAATTTCTGGCATGAGAATCCGCATTGTCATTGGTAATACTGTAGGTTAATTTTTTGGCTTTCTTATTGATGGTCATTGTCACCGAGGGTCCTTCTATTTCCTTTGAAGAATTCATTTTGCCAAACACATATATGTCTTCAATCTGCCCTTGGTCATTCGGAACGGAACCATTGAAATAAAGCTCAATTCCATAATGGTCGCCCAGGCGATCTTTCCAGCTAGCATAGCGATGCCATCCATCTTCTTTCTTAACATCCTGCCAGGTGATAATGGTACTCTTTTTAGAATGTTCAGGATTACATTTGAAGACAAACATCGTTGGCTGTTCAACCGCGCAGGCGGTAAAACCAACAAAAAACAATGCCGCGAATAAATTTTTTTTCATAACGTGACCCAGCGTAAAGGTAGCTACTATACACCTCACAAGGGCTATCGTCATATCCGTTATAAAAAACCGCACCGCAGAGTGGGTCATTAAATTCTGTGCCACATTACCTGAGTGGCAACGCTCATTCCTTTGAGTTAATGTCGCTACATAGCCGCTTATAACGGATGCGCGTCTGGCTTTCGCGCTGCTCTACCGGAGCATGTCTAGTTGTTGCCCCTCACAATGGTCTGCTATACCAACTCGCCATTACGTGACTAGGGACAGAATCATGACTGCTGCATTGCCTTTTGGCTGCAGTTTTACCGCTTTGCTACTTCAAGTCGACTTTTTCATTCTGGCAGTTCGCCTGCCACGCTTTGTTATGCGCCAGGATGTCTTTCTTCGTTTGGCGGTCCACCACGTCGATATCGTGATCAGTCAGGTAGATAGGCTTTACCCAGTCACAGGCGGTATCGACCACCACCGGGACGCTTCCACGTGTTACGCAGCTCGCGATCAACATCGTCATCAGGCATGCGGTTAACATTCTGCTGTACATTGCTGGCCTCTTTCGTTGCTTCTACCCGGCGTTCTGCTGCTGCTGCCGTTGCCGCTGCGTTATCTTCGGTGCGCTGTTGGTCGGCTTTCGTTTCCGCTTTGCTGGTGCCGCGAATATGGCCCAGGCCGAAAGCGCCGGCGATGGCGGCAATAACTGCTGCAGCAATACCAATTAAAGTTTCAAAGCCCATAGTGACCTCACACCAGCACAGATTTCGCCAGGTTAAACAGCGCGCGGCGTTTATCCAGCCCGTTACGGCCGCCATTGATAAGCAGCGTGACGCGCTCCACATCGCCGGAATGAAGCAGGCAGCCGTGAGAGATGTAGAACCATGCTGCTGAGCGTACGGCGTTTTCGTCGACCTCAAGCAATTCTGGCTGAGTCACCAAATCCAGCTTCAGCGCCTGGCCGCAGCTGCGGTAGTTGCTCAGTCCGGTGATTTGCTTCAGCCCGCGCCCGCGATATTTCCAGCCGTCGCCCGCTACCTGATTACCCAGATTTTTTTTCCCCCACTCGCCACCGTAAACAAGATTGGCGATCGCTTTCTGGTTAGCCGGTTGCGTTGCCGTTCTGCCGAGCGCGGCGGCCTGCTGGGGTGTGATGCGGTGCCTGCCGAATGTGGACACCAGGTTTTCAGCCGCATAGTTCAGGTTTTCCACCAGACGGGTAAACCGGCCGGACTCGTGCCCCATCTGTGCGATAAACATGGCCTGGTCAAGCGGTGCGGTAATACCGTATTCCCTCATAACCTTGTCAATCTGCGGAAACCAGCGCCCGGCCAGCCCGGCGCTGATACCTGCCGCCTTTTGAAATTGTGTTTGGTTCACGTTGTGCTCTCTCCTGTAATGCGAGCGATATTGCCGCCAGCACGCCAGACGGCGACGCAGACGACAACATTGATGAGGATTTCACCGTAATCGACCTGCACATAGTCGCCGTGCCAGATGCGAAAAGCGGTGTATGCAGGTGCCAGAATCAGCCCATAGGCAAGAAACTCCATTACCCGGCGGCGCCGCATACTGCGCTTACGAAAAAACATCAGGCGGAACGAAATCATAATGCAGGCCAGTGCATTAAGGTGAAGCAACAGCCATGGAAAGTTCAGCAGCAGCCACGTCATTCTTCCCCCTTCACGCCGGGCAGATTGCCTGTCTTTGAACGGGCAAGAATGCGCAGCAGAATTGTCACGGAAACCGTTGAAGCCGCCAGAGCCCCAATCGCGGGCGATACCTTGATGGTAACTGGCGGACTCAGCTGACTCAGTCCGGCGTTGATAAGGGCGGCGATAATCTCTGAAGCAGTGCCTGCGCAGTAAATGCCACCGATAAACGAAATGAGCGCGAAAAGAATCTGCTTCCAGATTTTGTGGTCCTCAGAACTGAGGATATATAGCGCCGCCCCTGCGAGGGAGCAGACCATCACTGCGGGCGTAGCCTCTGGAAAAAGCGTGGCGAAGGTGATTCCGGTTGTACCAGCAGCCACGCCCGCCGTTACCGTTGCAGATATTGGTTCTGCGGACATTTTGCCCCCTCTTTTTGCTGTGGATCCTCTCAGTAAATTTGAGGGGAAATAAAAAGGCCCGCCTAAGCGAGCCTTGATAGTTTTCTGTTAATTTCAGCGAGCACTAATTTCCAGCTGCCGCCCGAGCGCAGACAAAGCTTTTTGAATCGTGTCTATCTTTGTCGAGTGCTTAAGGTCGAACAATCTGGTCACCTCCTGCTTTTTGATACCCATGCGATTAGCCAGCTCAACCTGAGTTAAGCCGGAACCAATATAGGAATTCAGAAGAATGATCTTTGCCGTCACGCTCGCTGGTACTTCGACAAAGTCGCCGGTCACATCGCCCGGTTCGGGTACTCGCTCGTTATCTTCGAAATAGAACTCGAAAGCCGTCACCAGCGCATCGAGCGCGCTGGATAGTGCCTCTTCTCGGGTATCGCCCTGAGTTAATGCCTCGGGAACATCCGGAAATGAAACTACATACCCGCCACTGTCTGGCGTGAGATTTACTGGATATCGCATATTTTCTGATGAAGCTTGCGAGTAACCAGCCCCCAAGGGCTGGTTTTTTATTTGAGGCCTAACTGTTTAAGTATCGCCTTTCTCAGTGGCTCTTTTATCTCATCGCTCGGATGCCTTGGCATTACGCTTCGGTTCCCGTTGTATCTCAGTTTCAGATGGTTAGTACCGTTTGAAACTTCGACTCCATGAGATTCAAGCCACCGCCTGAACTCGCTTTGCTTCACCACTCCTCCATTCTGTTGAACATGTTATTATAGTAAGCATTTATGTTTACCGCGTCAACATTATCGTTTACTATTATTTCTAACAGGAAGGAGAGCTCGACGATGCGACAGGGGTACTGGTGCAATGCAGCTTCGCGAATACCTCTGTCGTATGGCCGGATAACAAAAAACCCCGCAGAAGCGAGGTTTAAAGTTTTGTAACGTCATGGGCGTAATATCCCATCGTTGGAAAGAGATTAGCCATTTTCCGCCAAGCTGTCAACAATTGGTAACCTTATGCCTTACGAGTGGAATAACGCTATGATTAGATAAAAATTAAAGTATACTCACTAAATATTTTAATTCTCTTTTGTATCGATCAGCGGAGCTATTAACTTGTAACCTTTTTCCTTCAACTGTGTGGAATGAATTCACCTTCAACTCAGCAATAGGTATACTCTTCGCTCCACTAATACGCCCAGTGGACATAAAGTCGTCTGTAATCGCAAATGCATCACGAGGATCTTCATAGTCAAAGAGATGTTTATATTTCTCTGCAATAGAGAGAGCTCTCTCTATGTACATACGAGATGCACTATCTGGAGTGAATTTTTTCTGACTTTTAGCACCAGCCATCGTCATTACGATAGCGGCAACTCTTGGTGTTTGGATATTTTCAGCCCTTTGATTCCAAATAACGAAATCTTTCTTTGGATTTGATAAGAGATCGAGAGTAAGAGCAAGTGATTCGATTGAATGCTCATCTACCCTAACTGGGATGATTACAGCATCTGCTGCGCACCATGCCAAGTGAGTTCCACCAGCATAAAAAGGACTTGTGTCCATGATAATCTTGTTCGTATTTTTCTCTTTCGCTTCCTTATTAAGGATCTTCTTCAAAATTTCTAATAAATTTTTGACGGCTTTAGAATTATTTTGCGCATTAGCGATTTGCAATTGCTGATAAAGTGTTGAGGGAAACGCGAAAAGCTCCGGACTCCCAGGGATTAAATACGTTTTCTTTCCACCCTTGAAGGAATCACAATATTTGCTCACTTGGTAGGAAACATCCTCTGGAACCTCTCCAAAAGCAGCACCAAGCAAAGCTGGTTGAAGCGCGTTTAAAACATTAACACTATACTCACTTCCCCTCATGATGTTCTCGGTAAGGTTCGTCTGAGCACAAAGATCTGCTATAAGCAACGAATTCTTTCTAGATATCTCATAAGCAAGGTTAAATGAAAGTGTTGATTTACCAACTCCGCCACGCAGCGTTGTAACGGCATAACTTCTATATTTAAGTTCGCCGGTATTAATGAAACCCTCTTCTACAACTTTGGAGTGATTGTCCAAAATTTTTTGAATATCTGAACTCATAACTTTCCCCTATTTCATTTTCGAGCAACTTACCACGCAGGAGATGCAGGAGCAACAAAAAAGTGCAGGAGCTATCAAAAAGTGCAGGAGCTATCAAAAAGCGCAGGAGACATAAAAAAATGCAGGTTATCCAACTACAGTCTGGACTACAAGATACGCAAAGGATGCATGTGTAGCCCAAACTATTTTAAATTAAGAGGTTACTGAAACTAATTGCTTTTCTGCATATGCCTCTTCAATGTAGCAGTGCTCAATCAAACGGTCGAAGAAAAGCTTATAGTTGCGGTGCCATGTAGTTTCGGTGACTCCCAAGGCTTTAAAAATCTCAGTATCTTTCAGGCGCGGATACCCTCTACCAGAGCAACGCGGGCATTTTTTATAGACCGGCACTCCCTGCAGCTCTGATTTCTTCTTATCCAATACCTCACCGCGACCTCGACAACGACACTCGTTTTTTACGTGCCCTTTTCCGGTGCATGTCTTACACACAATACGGACCTGTTCACGTACCTCTTTCCATACCTCCCAGTCTGACGGCGATATGCCTTTCGTGTCTCTAACCCATTTTGGTGGCTTGCCGTCCGGATAAGCAACTTTATTCGTGAATACCTCTGCCGTTATGAACTTCTTTCCGGCGCAGCTGCTGCATGTGATTAGGCTGGCCGCACTCAGCGAATAATCGCGGAAAACGTAATTTGCCAGCGTTTTGAGGAATGCCCTCCTATTCTCTTCTGACATTTTACGCAATGGTGTGTGCCGTTCTGCCCGCTGCACAGCTAACTGATGAATGTAGGCGATGATATTATCCGACGGCATAACCCCGGCTTTCGCCAGATAAAGCTCAATACCAACCGCAGCTTTTGATGTAAGCAGACCAAGTGAAGCCATTACATCTGTGATGGTCAGAGTATCAGCTGTTTTTCCGCAGGGAACGGCACCGGGTAAAATCGATTTTGGTGAGAAATACTTCGGTAAACTTTCCAGCTTCATTTTATGTCCTCGATAATTATCATTCCGGTTTCGCCCCATATTTTTGATGTCCGAGCGTCCCAAATGTGGGAATCATCCTCAAACAAGGCATCCAGTAGCGATTTAGTGAGATTGTCCAGGTCTGGCTTTAACTGATGTGGCTGGCCGTCCATAGCTGCGCGTTTTTTCTTGCTCCAGGTCTTCGGCATCGGCAAAACGAATGTGACGTGTGCGCCGTTCTCCGGCAACTGAATGTCGTGTAGGCGTGCTTCATCGCAAAACATGTGATAGCGCACCACCGGCGGCCGCTGTTTCCACTTATCGCGGCGAGTCATACGGGGTTTCCCTACTGGGGTGATGATGTATTTAGGCACGCAGCGCCTCCTGTATGCGGGTGCCAATCCAGCGCATCACCGGTACCGCCATTGAATTGCCGATTGCTTTATAGCGCGAACCATCGGCGGCCAGGCGGTAGGCCTGCTCTGCTGTCAGTTCTGGCCTATGGTGGCGCAGGTAGGAGTATTCATCAGCGGTGAGCTGCTTACGTTTTTGTGTCGGGATCAGAGTGTGATTACCAGGGAATCCCTGCAGGCGTTCGCACTCGACAGGAGTCAGACGGCGAACAGCCATATTTTGCATGATTGCAGGTGCCTGGTTGCTACCACTATTGGCGCTGGTTAACGTGGGTGATTGCTCAGTGGCGTAACCTATTCCATGGGCTTTTGAACCCTGACCGGCTTTGAATGCGTAAGCTACCGCTGGAGGTGATCCAGCGTTTTGATTGCCGTTAACGCTATTACCTGCGCGCAACGTTGGAGAAATATTGTTGGAAGCATCATGACCGCTATCCTTTGAACTGAATGCAATAACAGCATTTTCCTGTCCATGGTTCCGACCCAAGGTATGCGCCATATTGCTTAGCGTGCAAGGATCCTGTGTACCGTGAATGGCGTAGGTCTGGAGAGTCTCGTCCATACTGTCATTGGATTTAGCAAGTAGCGCTCTGCTGACGTCGGAATAAGTCACAGCTAAATCGGTCGCATCTTTGTGATCGCGGGCTTTTACAGTTGATGCTGTCTCGTCGCTGGCATAATCGCCGAAAGCTCGCATGCGGAATGCCCCAATGATCCCACTGCCGCGCTGACTGAATAATTCCTGATTACTCGCACCGATCCCGCCAGTATTGAATGACTGATTCAGCGTTGGATGTGGATTATGCTCCCCATCCCAGTGACTACCGTTAGCAACGCGATAGCCAGCATCTGAGGTAATGACTTGCCTCGCTTTTCTGCTCGGCGGAGAATTCCTGCGCAGGCCTTCGGACTCAAAAAGAATTTTTGCGGGATCGATATCCCCTCGAGCTGTTGCGACAACAAACACACGTCTGCGTCGTTGGGCCACTCCGAAAAATTGAGCGTCGAGCACTCGCCAGGCAATAGCTCTTTCTGGTCCCAGCACATAACCAGCGTTTGACCATCGCTTCCCTGGTGATTCCAGCGCGCAGCTTTCGCCGGCAAGCCCTGCAAGAAAACATCCGAAAGCGTTATCTTTGCTGCTGAATACTCCGGGGACGTTTTCCCAGACGACGATGACGGGTGATTTTCCCTGTTCTCTGCGTTTTTCATCGATAGCATTAACCAGTTCCACGAAAGCCAAAGTTAACTGGCCGCGTTCGTCAGCCAGCCCATTACGTAAACCCGCAACGCTGAATGCCTGGCAAGGAGTGCCCCCCACCAGTACATCGGGCGCGTCGATTTTTCCGGCACGGATTGCCGCAGCGATTTTGGTCATGTCGCCCAGATTGGTGACGTCCGGCCAGCGATACGCCAGAACAGCAGAGGGGAATTTTTCTATCTCAGCGAACCATGCTGGCTGCCAGCCCAGACAATGCCATGCCACGCTGGCGGCCTCGATGCCGCTGCACACTGAGCCGTAACTGACTGGCTTATTCATCGGTAGGCTCTCCCAGCAAATAGAGAACCTGCACCAGCAGCTCTGCTTCGGTACCGTGCTTCATTTCCCAGGTACGGCGGCCAGCATGAATCGCCACACCATAACCACCATTGCGATGGTGCATATGACACAGGGGAATTGATTTCCGATGGTCAGCACGTTGACTGGTGCCCTGACCGGTTCGGATATGGTGGATTTCCGCAGGCGTTTCGCCCAGGTTCTGATTCCTGCACACGATGCAGCCCAGTGCGGCCACACGCGAAAGATGGAGGCTATCTGCTTTCTTCATGCTGGACCACCAGCATAAGCAGAAACACCGCGCGTTAACTGGCGGTGTGAGTGATTTATGGTAATGCTCTGCGCCATTTTGATTCCTCAGATTGGCGCAGTAATCAGTGGGTGTTCAGCCCGTTTGATTATTATAAATCAACGCTTACTGCTTGAGAACCTTAAGTGCATCCGGAAGGGAGTTAAGGTTCACAATCCGCTCATCATCACTAATAACCTGGGCAGACAGCCTGTTGCCTTTACGGCGTATCAGTGTGCGCGCAGCATTGCTGCTGACAATATAGTCGGTTATTTCACCGTCAGACAGACACAAAACAAGCAATCCGTCTTTAGTAAGACCAGCAGCAAATTCATTCAATTTCATTAGCAGATCCCTAACAATTGGGTTTCCCCATACGGGGGCGGTCCTTTTTCTCCCTGCGCGCTCACTTCATTAAAGGTTCCGCTTAACCTAACGTCTAATAGGTTAGATAGATCAATTAAACATAATTGTTCTGTATAACCCATCGGCTCTTGATGCACAGGAATAGTCCACCCATTGCTAAATAATCGGACTGTTATCGGTCTCAGTGGCACGATTCAAAAGGAAAGTTACAACCCCCATTACGTTCGTATCATCCAGTGAATCACCTTCGATGGCTTCACCATCCTGCGTAATGAGTGCTTTACCCTGAACAGTCGCAAAGTCCATTCTTCCGCAGAAGGTAATCAGTACCGAGTCACCCGCTGAGGGTTTTTTCGCCACATTAATAATCGCGTATCCGGCTGATGTTTCGATAGTGCGGCAATTACCGTCATATCCACAAATACTGGTAATGGAAAGTGTCTGTTCAACGTAATCTGATGCTGGTGATGGAAAACCCATGATGGTCGCCCCCATAATGTAACTGTATATTTATACAGTACACTCACGAATCAGATTGATCAACGGTTTAAAAGCACGAAATGTCAAAGGTGATGATATTGGGTATAAAAAAACCCGCCGCAGCGGGTAAGTGCTTAATCAATAATCAATTCTTCTCACAGCCAGCACCAACAGCATGATTAAAACCACCAGCCATACTGCGCCTGATAGCAGTTCCATCAGATACACTTTTTCACCTTCTGCAGCGGCATGGCGTAAACCATTATGACTCGACGAGCGTCGGCGTGCGGGGAAATAGGATTAGCTTTGAAAAGATATCCGCACCCGTCTTTATCAACGCTTCGCAATTCCTGCTCGTCAGTCCAACCAACTGGCTTGCTGGCCGCTTTACGGTATTCCTGAAGCTCTGCGGCCATCGATACAACCTCGTCGCCGAAGGATGTATACTCCTCTCCTCTGGTTTGGCAGAAATTACGTTTAGCCAACTGCGCCAGGCGCTCGTCTGTAAGGTTGTTAATTGTCATTCTTCACTCCTGCATGGCAATAGTGCAAACCGTCTGGTCTGTCTGATACTGTCCCGCAACGAGGGCAAGGCTCAGCAGGCAAAATTGACTCCCGGCATAAATCCCAAATTCCTTGCGCGTTAAAGCCTCCGTCGCACATATCGCTCATCGCATCCAGTACGTGAGGCGGGATGTAGTCTGGTGCGGTCAGTGCAGCCAGAGCGACTTCGTTCACAGCTAACAGCTTTTTCCTGTACTCGTTATCGTGATGTGATTGCTGCTTAATAAGCCTACTAATCTCGTCGCTATGGCGCGTGATGTGGGCTATTAACTGCTCTTTGGTGAATCTTTTGGTAACAGTGCTCATAGTTAGGCGTCCCAGTTGCTTACGTCTTCTGCTACGGCTTCATCTGCCGCATCCTGACAATCAATTACCTCATGCCATGATTCAGCAGCAGCGGCAGTTACAGCCGCCCAATTACGGGCGCAAGCTTTGCGATGCTTTCGGCTACCCATGCACCACGCTGGATTTTTGAGCTCTTTATTCCAAGCGCGGACCATGTATTTTATTGGTGATTTGCTCATTGGCCTTTGTCCTCCACCAGCTCTTTCCATTTTTTTTCAAGGTCTTTACGGGCAGCATCTTCACCGCCGGGCGGGAAGGAGAAGCCCGCGTTCCAGCCCGGACAGCCATTCGAGCAGCGTACCTGCGCACTTCCCCAGTTCATTACCCGACTGCGGACCGTCAGGGACGGCGGCATGCCGCAGTTTGGACACTTTGGTAAATCACTCATCGGCCAGGCCCGCCAGCAGATGCTTATGACGGCGCAGCTCGCGAACGGCGCTCTGAAGTCGCTGCAGGTTCGACAGCTTTGCTTTGGTTCGGCGAATTTCGCTCGTGATATAACGTGATGACGGAATCACCAGGTCATCCGGGCGGGCGGCGAATGCCGGGATCGCTTTCACGATTTCTTCCGTCGTTTTCTCTGCCGGCGCCGCAGGTGGCTGGACTTCAGTAGGTGCAGATGCAACAGGTTTCTCACCCACCAGGCTCCAGGTGATATTTTTCCCGTCAACGTGACGCGCAACCAGACCGTCTTTGCACATAGCCCCCAGCGATGCATTCAGTGCGCGAGAGGTTTTACCGAGTTTTTCCGCGATCTGTATGGCGCTCATTGCCCCCTCTCCACGCATAGCCGAAATAACCTTGCCCACCAGCTCTGATTCCTGCTTTGGTCGGATGCGCTTTGGTTTCTGCTCTTGCGCGGTGCCAAGGAACCAGCCGCCATCAGCAAAATCACATAAGCCCTGCTCCCGCTGTTCACGCAGCATGTTCAGCGCTTCAACCGGTTCGATATCCAGACGGGCGGCAACCTCGCGATATGTCGCTTTTTTCATTGCTTTCAGTGCATCCAGTACGGTTTCCATAATTTCCTCCTAAAAAATCACTTAACAGGTCTCAGGTGGCTAACGTTTCCGCGATAGCTCTCCCAGTCAAAATTCACCCAAATTCCGTTATCCATGCGCAGGCGATCGATAACTCTCGCGCCAAGGGTCTCAACCAGCGCGTCATAATTCAGGTTGGTCAAAACGCCAACCGGGCGCATTGCGGCCAGGCGGCGATCGATAATCTGGTTCAACAAAACTTTCTCGCCGCGGCTGTCGCGCTGAATGCCGACTTCATCAAGCACCAGCAGATCCACTTTGCAGAGGTCATCCAGCAGCGCAGATTCGGACTGCCCTTCGTCGTAGCAAGCCCGGGCGCGCAGAGTAAGATCCGGCACTGTCACAATCAGGACCGTTCGCCCCTGCTTCAGCAGATAATTTCCGATGGCTGCTGAAAGGTGGTTTTTCCCGGTACCAGGCTTTCCGGTGAAAACGAAACTGGCGAACCCGGTACCAAAATTTTGCGCATAGCTCTTTGCCATACTCAGCGCATGGCGCTGGCCGTCGCCCTCCACCGCGTAATTTGCGAAGCTGCAGCTGCGGTGCAGGTTCTGGATCCCGGATCGCCCGAAAATTTTCTCTGCCCGCGCCTGCTGGTTGATCTTGTCGATCTCTGCTGCGCGCTTTAGCCCTTCTTCGCGCTGCCAGGCCATCAGCTCAGCTGCGCTGTTGAATTTGGGTTCAATGCCTGCCGGTATCACACGGCGAAGGCGATCGAGAATCGAACCTGCGTTTTGCATGCTTACCCCCTGAATCCTGGCGGTACAGTGTTATCCGGGCGGGATATTTGATTGATATCCCGACCACCAGCCTGGTATTGCGCAGCCCCCTGTGACGGAAGGCGAAGGACCAGGTCATCCCATTTTTCACGCAGTTTGGACGGTGACATCACGTTCCGGCACCAGAACGGATCACGCTGTACACGCGAAAACATTTCACAAATTTGCTTATGCGTTCTGCCGTCAATGGCACACATCAGCCGGATTTCGTTTGACCACGCTGCCCAGTTCGGCTCTTTTGGTCGCACCAACTCTCCGTCGGTTTCCGCGGCTTTCTCGTAGAGCTTGACGATGCGATTCCACATCCACTTGGCGCAGGTGAGATCTTCTTTGCTGCCCCACTGCCGTTTTACTGCATGGGCAACCACGGCCTCGGGATGACGATTTAAAAACGCATCTTTGGTCAACTGTTCGTCCGACAGCGAAGCGTCCGGACAAGAATTATTTTCTGGTTCTTTGACTGGTTCAGAAGAGTGACTGATTCTGGGTGAATCTCCTTCACTACCCCCTGGTGAATGTGCTGCACCATCTGGTGAATTTCCTGCACCAGCCCCTGGTGAATTTGCTTCACCATCCTGGTGAATCTCCTGCACTACCCTCGCACAGCTATTTGCACCGCTCAGGGTTAACCGGTAGAAATTGCTGCCATTGCCTTTCGGCCCCGATCTGGTCTCTTTTCGCATCAGTCCAGACTCGCAAAGCGCGGCAACATGATTCATGACTGAACGACGGCTGATCTCGCACTGATCAGCTATATGCTGATAACTCGGCCAGCACTCGCCCTGGTCGCTGGCGTTATCAGCCAACTTGAGGAGAACCAGCTTGCGCAGCGGGTTTCCTACTTTGACCTTCATCGCCTGAACCATCAGTTCCATGCTCATAGAACACCTCGATACAACTGAACTAGACTGCGTTCGAACAAGTCGAAACAAGCTTCACTTTGACGCCGACCAGCTGCGCCAGCGCGTCGATGGCTTCCAGAGTCTCTCGCCGGATTACCGGTTGCGGCTTGCCGGTGAAAACCGCATTGGTGGCTTCGATACACTCTTTGTTAACCCTGGCCGCCCGGTAGTGCATGCAGTCCTTCTGCGCCAGTTCGTTATCAATAGCGGTGCGGATGGCATAGCTCAGCGCTTCCGCCTGTTTCAGGTAGTTCGGTGTGTCGTTGCGGAACGCGCGCTGAATAATCTGTTTGTTGTTGTGCAGCCGGCGCGTGTACTCGTCCGGATCCGAAACGTCATCCAATGACTGAAGCAGATCACCAAAGTGATGCGGGGTTATCAGCTGCGTGACCGTCTTCCAGCCCTTTTCCTGCGCCCAGGACTCCAGCTCATATGCCAGTTTTTTGATTTCCATCAGTCAGACTCCTTAGGGGCCTTGAGGTTAACCTTGTGCTCATACAAAACTGAGTCGTACTTCAATGCACCACCCGTTAATTTTTCCAGTCGAGCGGCGCGTCGTTCAGGTACTAACTCCCCCCACTCACTCACAGAGGATCGAGCGATGTTGAGAGCCCTCGCCACGTTGGCTTTTTTCCCAAAGTGTTTGATTACATCTTCGGTTTTCATTTTGTCCCCCTTGGTAAGTTTTCCTAACTTTATATGTTAAGGAAACAAGAGTCAATGCGCGTTAGGATTTCCGAACTATGAAAACGATCGGTCAGCGTATAAAAGAGCGGCGCTCTGCTTTGAAATATACCCAGCGCAGCCTAGGCAAACAGGCTGGGGTTGCTCATGTCACAATCTCTCAGTGGGAACGTGATGAAACCTCTCCAAGGGGCGATAACCTCTTCAAGTTAGCTGCGGCTCTTGGCGTTGAACCAGGTTGGATCATTAAAGGCGATGACGGATACGAACCAGCCCCAGCAGAATCGCATCGGATGCTTTCACCGCAACAGATTCAGCTTCTGGAACTGTTTGAAAAACTCCCCAACGCTGAAAAAGAACAACACATCATCAATTTGCGGGACAAGGTCAAAGACTACGATGAAACGTTCAACGACCTCATAAAAACCAAAAGCAAAGAAGAAATCCTGCAGATCCTCAAAAACCTCGATATCAAATAATTTTTCTTCACGCCAGGCCGCTTCAATAGCGGCCTTTTTGTGTTTTTCACGACCCTATTGTTAGGTTTTGCGAAATTCACTCTTGACGTTTTGTTAGGTTTAAATAACAATCTGCGTTATCAAAACTTAACAGCAGTAATCAGTAAACGTTCCGCCTACCCGGCGATAAGGGTAAAAGAGCGAACAGGCAGGATGCCCACGAAGTAGCCGCCGGTGGCATATGAATGCCGGATGATTCGCGCAATCACGTTAGAAGACGAGGATGTTATGGAATATAAAGATTTACCAACTGACGTTCAAAACACCGCTGCTCACACGCTGCATTCTGTGTTGAGAGATATCGGTAAGGATATTGATAGCGAACCAGCAAAGAAGCTGGCCCGTGATGTCAAAGCTGCGTTTATTGAGCTCTATCAGACAGGTACGGATTCTGAAAGCATCGAGACCAAGCCCGTATATTCTCCAGCATTCACGTTGAAACCAGAGGCATTATCAGCTGAGGTAAGCATCGAGATTGCCAGCGAACTGTTCCCGATAATACGAGAAACAATTCGCCGTCGCGGTTTGGATGGAAACTACGATCATGACGTCCTGCAAGTTCTCAGGACAATGGTGACTTCACTGGGGATTTGATCCCTGCGTCCTCTAGCCTTTTGATAAAGCGGTCTTCTAAGAAACGGTAAATTTTGTCGAAATCATCTTTCCCTTCCGGTTTATTCAGAGAATTAGAGGACTGATGTAACGCGGCATACGTTTCAACCGTTTTATCAAAAATATAAGTGACAAATTCTTCTTTAGTCATATTGATTTCCTTCCTAGTTATACGGACCTAGAAGGATACCACCGAGCCTGAAGTGGTGAAAAGACAGGCGCACAACATGGAAGCACATTCCACCCTTTCACTAATGGGGATTGGTTTGTTAGCTGGCGGAGTGTGCTTCCAGTTGTGTGCAATCGCAACTTGTAGCTGTGTAGTTCTTGGTGGCATATGCGTTCCCGTGGTCCATGCATATGCCACCCTTTTTAAAATAATGTTTAAGGTGGGATATTCATATATGGATAAAACACAATTAACGCCAGAACAACAAATTGCCTGGGCGCAGGGAAAACTTGTCACCTCGGTATTTCTTCGTGACGTAGCAGGTTGTCATGCAGCCTGGAAAATATTACGAGAATACAGGAAATTTGTTGTACATCGTCAGCCGCACCACGAATGGCGTAATAATCTGACGGCTACTTAGTTATTTTCAGTATCAATACCAAGTGCCCTGACGGGCAGGGGTTTTCACACACAAAATAAAGAGCATTTGAATGGATGACACCATGTGTCATTGCGCTCTCTGTGGCGGGGCGTTTCATAAACCGGAAATGCACGAACGGAAAACAGAAGTATATCCGTATAAACGCACGGTTTACCTGTGCAGACAATGCAATGACAAAAGAGAAAGGCGTAACGCGTTAAAAAATGTCAAGCGCGTTATTCGAAAACCATATCGCTAAACATCACCCTCCCAAAATTATAGAGGTAATTATGTCTATTGAATTAAAAGTTTTCGGTGGAGCTTATTTCCCGAAAGATAAGGCATCAAAAAAATATCCGGATTTAAAACCGCTTGCCACGGCTGTTAATGCGGCCACAAAAGCCATCGCTGAAGCCGTTATTTTCGGCAAGCTGGCAGCTGAACACCCGGAACACATTGATGATTTCTTCAAAGTGAAAATCTGGGAACACCGAGAAGGTTTACCCTGCCCTGAGCTTGATGTTTTCTCACCTGAATTTTTCGATACCGTTGCTATCTGGAATGTGAATGCTGGTGAACCAGCTGCGGCGCCACAGCCTGAATCTGAAGAAAAATCGGAATGGGACGACAACAAAACTAAGGAAGAATTGAAAACAGTTGCGCGCCTCGACCAGTTATCCCGCGCAGCGGGCCTGGCGCTGTTTGGCCCGGTATCTGAAATCACCTCAGCGCAGTACGGCCAGATTGTCGATCTGGTTAACGACGACGCCCCCAGCTTCACTCGCGAACTGGCAGAAGCACTGGCGAAAGAGACCCGCGCTCTGGCACTGTCGCCGGAACGGCAGGAGCAGCTGCTCGCATGGGTACGTGAAAACACAAAAGATTCAGCACAGTGGCCGGATATTAAAAAGCAGATCGCTAAATGGATTGATACCCCAGTAGATAAGCGCCCTCAGGCCGCCAGTACCAATAATGAAGGAGCGGATGTTGTTCGCACAGACTCTGGCGCGCGTCTTTGCACCGGCGTGCCATCTGACCGCAATTTCAAGCACAGTAAAGATAGTCTGGGTAATGAAATTGCCTTGGGCATGCTGGCGCGTGAGCACGAATTTAACATCTACACAGTCGGCCTGCCTCTTTATCAGCAGGCTGAGAATATCCGTCTGTCCGGCGATAACGAAGAGTTTAATGCCTGGTATCGCATTTTCATCACAACACCCGGCGGGCTGGACTTTTCCCGGGCAATCAATATTGCGGTGGTTAAAACGGCGCCAGAGAATCTCTGGAAGGATCCTGTTAAACACCGCGAATATTTCAATCGCGTCATGACCGAATCAGATCACTCGAATCCTGCTCCCATTATCGTCGATATTGCCTGTGGCCGCTCGTCTTCTCCTATGCCTCAAACGATCAAAGAGGATGATTTCCATGATGAAATCAAATCGTCTGTACCGGGCGAAACTCTGCCACCAGCAGTTTGCCCTGGCAAAGCTGCGCAACTCGACAAGGAACTCAGCGAGGTATTCGCTCAGAACCCTACACCTGAAAAGCAAGCCGGCGATCAACCGCGAGTCGAGAACCTGGGCGGCGGAGTCTTCTCTGTCGAAGCATTGCTAAAAACCTCCTCAAATGAGGGTGAAAAACAGGAAGTGCAACCAGCATCAGACGATCGCGGAACACCGGACGATCGCGAAATTTCGATTTTGCACGCACTAAATGACCTGATTTCTGGCCGCACCAATATCATGGGGAAAGAAGAGGCTGAGGGCGTGGTGGCATGCACAGGTCACCTCGCTTCCGATGTTATCCCGCTACTGCTGGAAGATATCACTACCACTGAATATTGCCTGTCTCCTGAGTTTACCAACGAGGAGATCCACGATGTGGCAACAACCATGCTGGATAGCTGGTCCGACGATATCAGTGTGCGTCAAAAAATCGCCCTCGATGCGATTGTTGAATACCGCCGCCCCGAACAACCAAAACCTGTCGTTCTTGATTCGCCGGCCGTTACTGCAAAGCCGAAAGTAGAGGCCGAACCAGTACCTGAACAAAACGCTCCGCTTTCTTCTGTAACCTACCTGCAGCAGCTGACCATCGCAGCACTGCAGGGCTTATGTTCAAACCCGGCATATTGCAATCAGTATGATGAATTACCGGCTATGGCCGCCGGGCTTGCCCGCAGCGTTGTCAGTGAGCAGGAGGCCGCAGAATGAGCAAAGCAAAGGAAGTCATCGCCAACACCAGGTATGCAGAATTCCCGGACACGCTGATAACTCTGGAGTTATGCAGAGCGTTTGCATCCAAGGAAAAACGCCGGATTGGTGAATCGCTACGTGCATGTGCTCGCGTTCTGGCCGCTAAGGCACAAGATCACCATCTTGTCAGCGTGCTGGAGGAAATGGGGAAAAGCCAGTTCCCTGAAGTCCAGATGACGAGAATTCGCGACTGCATCAGGAGGATGGAATCAGCGCTGGTCAGGAATTTTATCAATGCGTCTGATTAATCGCAGCGCGAAAGACAGCATCGGCGGGCCAGCATGTGCCGCCGCGCTTAAATGTCATTTTGACAAATATGGCGAGCACGGACGTCGTTACACCCAGACAATTTACACAGTGCGTGTAAGCGGTCAGAAGGTGACTGTAGAGATCGTGTGCAGGCGCTGCAGCTATGTTGCGACGGCGATGAACGGTGCACGACATCTTCGCCGCCTGCCAGGGGTAGCTGATTCGTGAGATTCAATATCTGCCAGCTGCGGGACGTATGATTGCAGCTGGCTATCGAGAGTGATAGCTATGAGTGAACAAAGTCTGATACCTCTGCGGGACTGGAAAGCTCGCAGATTGCACTTCCCCATAACAGTCACATGCCTGGTGAAACACGGGAAACTGGGATACATACAACCGAGGCCGATTAAAATTGGAAATCGTTGGTGTATCGACGAACAGGCAATTTACATCGGACCAGGGGCGACGGGAGTCGAACCAGAAATTCACAGTGACGACGACGAAATTTTGCGGGAGATCCTTAGCGATGTCACCAAGGCCACGAAAAAATAATGTATCAATTTCCGGGCTCTATGCCCGGTTCGATCGCCGCACAGCAAAAACCTACTACCAGTATAAAAATCCTTTAACTGGCAAGTTCCACGGCCTGGGAACGGACAAAGAAAAAGCGGAAAAAATAGCCACAACAGCAAATCAGAGAATTGCAGCAGCAGAAGCCGAGCATTACTTGCGTCAAATTGATGAAAGCCCTAAAGCAGCAGCGCAGCGGGGGATCAGCCTCAAAGCATGGATAGAACGGTATCTGAAGATCCAGGAACAAAGCCTGGAAGCCGGGTCGCTATCGCTGAAACGCTTTAAGGAAAAAAAACGCATGGCAGAGTTGCTTTCCAGGCGGCTTGGTTCCCGACCAATGAAGAGTTTGGAGGTAAAGGATTTTGCAGTGTTGCTGGATGAATATCTGGATGCAGGACATGCCAGCAGCGCCCTATGCAACCGGGTGGTGTGGGTGGATATTTTCACTGAAGCCCAGCATGCCGGAGAGGTCCCTCCCGGATGGAATCCGCCAGCAGCAACAAAAAAACCATCGGTGAAGGTTACACGTGCGCGCCTCTCTCTGGACGAATGGAAAAAAATACTGGATCAAATACCAGAGGATCGGTACTCGCATAAAGCGATGCTGCTTGCTTTAGTCACTGGTCAGCGCCGGGAGGATATTGCGAACATGAAATTTTCAGACGTTAAGGACGGTTATCTACACATCGAGCAAAGCAAAACGGGTTCCCGTATTGCACTACCGCTGAACCTCCGTTGTGAAGCCATTGGCTTAACGCTGGAGGATGTAATCCGGAAATGTAGGGATAGGTTTGTCAGTCCCTATCTCCTGCATGGAAAAATGAACACTAAGGCAAAACCTGTGAATCTGATTTTGGTTTCTAAAGAGTTTGCCTCTGCACGTGATGCAGCCGGCATCGTACCTCCTGCGGGAAAAACACCGACAACGTTTCACGAACAGCGCTCATTGTCCGAACGACTTTACCGCGCCCAGGGGATCGATACGAAAATTTTGCTGGGGCATAAAACACAGTCGACCACTGACAGATACAACGATGATCGCGGTAAGGAATGGACCAAACTTGCAATTTAA